CAAAACGAACTTGCAATTCTGTGGACTTGCCGTAACCTTTGGCAGCTTTGGGGCAGCCGTTTAAGCCATAGCGCGTTACGCAATTTCTTTAGTCTGGAACTGGCATACTCAAAAGTTGGGTCAAGGACGACCACCTTCCTTTCTGCCTTACTCTGGCAGTTCAGATTATAGCATATTGTGTCGCGACAGTCAATTTTGTTTACTTCTAATTTTTACTAGGGAGGTGAAAAAATGCCCGAAGCGTGGACTGGCCGTTTGATTGGGAAAATGCACAACAACGACATTTCTTATGAAGATGTAGCAAAAAAGCTAGGTTACGGCAAGCCTTATATCTGTTTGATTCTGAACAGCAAGCGTAAACCGCCTGACATTCAGAAGAAGATGGAAGCGGCTGTAAGTGAACTGATCGCGGAAAGAAAGGAGTGATTGCATGCTTGCTTTAATTTTACTTTGCCTTATTGGACTGAAGATTGATATGGGAACAGCTTACTGGGTAATCTTGTCTATCTGCATTGTTTTTAGGTTTGTACGTCTTTTTATTATGTTGATGGAGGATTGATTGAATGAACAACATTCAGATTTTCAAGTACGAGGACAACGATGTACGAACAGTTGATCTTAACGGCGAGCCCTGGTTTGTTGGAAAAGATGTGGCTGCTGTCCTTGAGTACAGCAATCCGAGAAAAGCGCTTGCAGATCACGTTGACCAAGAAGATAAGGGAGTAACAAAATGTGACACCCTTGGCGGCGTGCAGGAGCTGACTATTATCAACGAATCAGGCCTTTATAGTCTTATTCTTTCCAGCAAGCTACCAACTGCAAAACAGTTTAAGCGCTGGGTTACCAGTGAGGTCTTGCCCAGTATCCGCAAAAATGGTGGTTACATTTCCGGTCAGGAACAGCTTACGCCATCTGAGTTGATGGCGAAAGCCCTGCTGGTTGCCAACAAAACGCTGGCAGAACGGGATGCTCGGATTTCGGAACTTACAGTTCAGAATGCTATTATGCAGCCTAAAGCTGAATATTTTGACGAACTTGTAGACCGTAATTTGCTGACCAGCTTTCGGGAGACGGCGAAACAACTTGGAGTTGAAGAGAAAAAGTTTATCTCTTTCTTGATGGAAAAGAAATACATCTACAGAGATAAAAAAGCAAAGCTGATGCCATACGCCGATAAAAACAACGGATTGTTTGAGGTTAAAGAGTGCTTTAACGAGAAAACCAAGTGGAGCGGCACACAGACACTTATCACGCCTAAAGGCCGTGAGAAGTTCCGACTGCTGTGCTTGAATCCATAATATGTTCCTCTTTTTGCACAGTATATAGCTTTGCGACAGCGGAGACAAGGAGGGTTAAAGATGTACCCAACATTCAACGACTACATCAAGTCAAAGGGCTGGAACCAGAAACGCCTTGCAGAAGCCGCCAGAATAAACCCCGGCGTGTTTTCGCACCGCGTAAACGGGCGGCAGGATTGGCAATGGACGGAAGTTCGCAGAGTGTGCGAAGTTCTTAACATCACACTTGAGGAATTTGCCGAGTATTACCCAGCTGGAACCCGAATCCGCGTAAAGCGGCCACCAACGAATGAGGAACGCATCGACAGCGTTCTTTCAGAGCTAAGAAGTATTTTAATTCAAAGGAGTGTTTGAAATGACAGCAAAAAAAGAAGCCGCCCCGGTACTGGCATACCGGAACGGCAAAGAAAAAATGAGCAAAGGTAAAAGCTCTATTTGTATTTTATCACTTATCCGCGCTGCCGTCAAGCTGGCAATCACCGCAGATTTGGTGCTGCTGCTGGCTGCGCTCGGTTCTCTCAACGTCCCCACCATCGTCGGCTCTACGCTGGCGCTCAACGCCCTGTGCGGGCTGATTCTCAAGCAGGAGGAAAACATTCATGAAAATGTATAAAGGCTTTGACAAAGACCTGAAATGCCGTGATTTCCAGTACGAAATCGGCAAGACCTACGAGGAACCCACTGCCGAACTGTGCGAGAAAGGCTTCCACGCCTGCGAGTACCCGCTGGATGTATTTGGATACTACACCCCCGGCGACATGAGCCGCTACTGTGAGGTGGATTTGGACGATGTGAGCCATAAAAAAAGCAACGAAGATAGCAAGCGCTGCGGAAAAAGATTGCTGTGAAAGCAGAAATCGGCATTGCTGGGCTTGTAAAAGCTGCCGTTGATTTTGTGATGGAAAACATCAAGGATGAAAATAAAGAGGCCAACACGGGCAACTACTCCGCGTCCACCAACACGGGCGACTACTCCGCGTCCACCAACACGGGCAACTACTCCGCGTCCACCAACACGGGCTTCCGCTCCGCGTCCACCAACACGGGCTTCCGCTCCGCGTCCACCAACACGGGCAACTACTCCGCGTCCACCAACA